ACTCGGAAAATGCGTGAAGCAGAGAGGCAGAGGGATTCAGCCACTGAATACGCAAGAGCTGTTGAAGAGCAAAGACAAGTTGAACAGAAGAAATTTTTTAAAATGGATTCTGATTATCAAAAGAGATTTGAATCAAATATTCAGACTGGAATAGATGCAGCAGAACGAGAACTCGCCGCCGCTATTGAAGCTGGAGATGCCAAAGCTCAAGTCGATGCTAATAAGAGAATTGCTACACTGGCGTTTGAGAATGCGAAATTGCAGCAAGCTAAAGAAGGTAGAGAAGAAATAAAACTATCTGATGGTGGTAAATTACCGGAACAAACTCCGAAAGATCTACCAACTAGAGAACCTCAAGATCCTAGAGCCGAACAATGGGCTTCTAAGAATACTTGGTTTGGACAAGATAGAGCCATGACATTCACGGCTTTTGAAATTCATAAGGACCTAGTTGAAAAAGAAGGGTACGACCCTAAATCTGACGAGTACTATATGGAAGTTGATAAGAGAATAAGAGTTGACTTTCCACATAAGTTTGGTAATACTGAACAACATAGAACGACCAAGCCCGTTCAGTCGGTGGCTTCTGCAAATAGAAGTGTAAAACCTGGTCGCAAAACTGTGAAACTCACATCTTCACAAGTCGCAATAGCGAAAAAATTAGGTGTGCCACTCGAAGATTACGCAAAACAACTAAAACTCACGAAGGAGGTATAGCGTATGAAAAAACAAGAAAACAAAACTTCTCGTGCGAACCAAACACGGTCAAAGACTGAAAGACCAAAAGTGTGGGTTCCTCCATCTTCTCTAGATGCACCCCCTGCTCCTGATGGATTCAGGTACAGATGGATCAGAGCTGAATCGATGGGATTCGACGATTCTAAGAACATACAAGGTCGTTTACGATCTGGTTATGAATTAGTAAGAGCCGAAGAAATCGAAAATGCTTCTGACTACCCAGTCATAGACTCGGGAAAATACAAGGGGATGATCGGCGTTGGTGGCCTTTTGCTTGCGAAGGTAACTGAAGAGATCGCACAAGCTAGAACTGATTACGTTAAAAAACGTGCTGATGGTCTAGACGAAGCAGTAACACACGATCTCATGAGAGAGCAGCATAAGAGTATGCCGATCAATGTTGATCGACAATCTCGTGTAACATTCGGTGGTACAAAGAAGTCCTAATTAGGAATTCGTGGGTTAATCCCTACTATCGATTTTAATAATAACCGTTCATAGGTGATACTATGAACATTTAGGAGAACGACAAACTATGGCTAACACTAGTACAACAGGGTATGGTTTTAGAGCTATTGAGACGCTTGGTAATGTACCAGCAACTCAAGGGCAATCTAAATATCAGATCCTTTCAGGTTTGGGCGTGAGAATCCTTAAGAACGAACCAATTGGACCACAAGACAGTTCAGGTGACGACGGCTACATGCAAAGTTTAGCCCCGGCTACTATGGACGATGGTGGAACAGGTGGAGCTTCTTGGGATGCTGACACAACTACTCCAGAAGTATGTGTAGGAGTTTCAAACGGCGTATTTTACGTTGATGGAACTACAAGTAAACCTACATGGTCAAATTCTGTAGCAGCGAGTCAGACTTTCGCAACAAACCCAAATACAGGTAACAGCAATGGTTGGGTATTCGTTAATGATAACCCGTTTCAAGAGTATATGTGTAGAACCGATGCAACAATGACATCATTGGCAACGTTTCAGGCTGACTGCTTAGTAGTTAGAATGAATCAGAACAATGGTGGAGCTGGTGTATCAGGTCAGTCTACTGCTACTCTAAACTACGCGGCAACAGACACTGACGGCCACATGTGGAGAATGATTCGTACTGCAGAAGTACCAAATCAGGAAGACGTGACGGCTGCCGGTTGTGATGTTGTAGTAGTTATGAACAACAGGGCTAATCAATTCCTAAGAGACGTATAAGGAGAATAACACATGGCAATATCACGAGCACAATTAGTAAAAGAGCTTGAGCCAGGTTTGAATGCCTTATTCGGACTGGAATACAAGCGATACGAAAACCAACACGCTGAAATCTACAACGTAGAATCTTCTGACAGAGCTTTCGAAGAGGAAGTAATGTTATCAGGATTCGGAAACGCACAAGTAAAGGGCGAAGGTCAAGGCATATCATTTGATGATGCACAAGAGACTTTCACAGCTCGTTACACGCATGAGACAGTAGCATTAGCATTTGCTATAACTGAAGAAGCTATCGAAGATAACCTCTACGACAGACTTGCTTCTAGATATACAAAAGCTTTAGCTAGATCTATGGCGAACGCTAAACAAGTTAAAGCAGCAGCTCCATTAATCAATGGTCTTCCTTCAACGGATGCCTTTGATTCTGGTGATGGTGTTTCTTTGTTTAACACTTCGCACACTACATTAGGTGGCTCATTTGCGAACACATTGGCAACGCAAGCTGACTTAAATGAAACTTCATTAGAACAATCTCTAATCGACATTGGAGAAATGACTGATGAACGTGGACTTTTAATCGCAGCTAAAGGCGTTAAAATGATTGTTCCGCCTGAAAACCAATTTAATGCAGAGAGATTAATGAAGTCTCAAGGCAGAACTGGTACAGCTGATAATGATATCAACGCTGTCAACTCAATGGGTATGATTCCTCAAGGATACAGAGTGAACAACTACCTAACTGACGCTGACTCTTGGTACATCATCACTGATGTTCCTAACGGCATGAAAATGTTCGTTAGATCTCCATTGTCTACAGCAATGGAAGGCGATTTCGATACTGGAAACGTTAGATACAAAGCTAGAGAAAGATACTCATTTGGAGTATCTGACCCTAGAGGTATCTTTGGCGTAGAAGGTGCGTAATTAATTAAAGTGTGGCGGCCTAAAAACCGCCACATTTTCTACATAAAGTAAGAAATTAGACTATGAGAGACTTCAAAGTAATCATTATTGCCTACGGCTACAGAACTGCCTTCATTATTAAAGCTGAAGATAGTGCCCAATCTATAGAGAACGCTATAGTTGACAAGTTGGGAGAAAATAGTGTAAAGTGGGACACAACGGGATTTTATGACAAAAGTCGTAAATGGATAACCTATGAGGAGGTTATAAATGATCGAGGACCTATACAAACAAAAAAAGTCCTTGGAGTTGAGCTGGGAGCAGGAACACCTTAACGAAGGTAAATATACTCTCAACATGGTCAGAATTGATGACAAAATTAGAGAAGTCATCACTTTGATTAAGCTGGAAGAAGCTAGAATTGCAGATAGAGAAAATGCAATTATTAATTCAGCTCCAGAAGTGTCAGTAGCCACTTAATAAAACGCTACATTTCCGAAACAATCTTTCGACGACAGTATCGCTTGCACTATGCGTAAATCTACGCTATATTTAAATCAGTATACAATTATTAACCGAATCTAGACGCGTATACTCGACGGCCTAGAGACTAGATTCACAAACTAGGAGAATTAATTATGGCACAAACACTATTTAGAGGACCCGTCTTAGTTGGTAAGAAAAACGAAGCAGGCGTAACTGGATATAATATTACACCAAAAGAATCCGCTTACACTGTCGTTATTACTACTGATTCAGGACAAACCTTTACATCAAAAACTGATGGTACTGTGTTCACTCTTCCAGCAATTGCAATTGGAAATGTATTTACATTTGTTAATACTGCAACTG